ACATTGAAAATTTCATCTGTTCCATCAATATCTAATTTAGCCATCATGCTATCTCCCAGACAAATGATGTGTGAACATAACCGGTATCATCTTCGTACTGCACGGAACGGTCGATGATCGGAATTCTTGCCGCGTCCAATACGTTTTCGATGGCGTCTCCGATAGGGCTATATTCGTTTTTCGTGAAAAAATCCACAGTTCCTTGGATTGGGGCATCGTGTAGACTTCCGTCTCCATCCAATTTTTCGCCGTAGACGTCTTCGCTCCACGTGATATAGTCACCTTTCGGGTCCTTCACTTTATAATGCTTGATCACGATATCGTGATCCTCTTTGATTTTCAGCAGTGCATTTTTGACACGCTTTAAGCGTTCGTTATAGATCATAGCGATCACCTACCTTTTCCAGTGTCAGTGTGATGCTCTTCGGCGTTGTCTGCATAATCAGCTGCACGTCGGAAATTCTGTAAAACTTTCCTTCCGGGCTTTCCCGATCCACCACCCGCACTCGCCAGTCCGGCTCAACCTTCGGGACCCGAGGGATGCGGATCAGCCGATCAGCTTCGACATTGACGGCCTTTGCTGATTCACGCCGCTTGTAGGTCAGTGACAGTTCACGAAAATGTGCCCGATACTGCAGTTCCGGTCTAAGCTTCGGCATATCCCCTTCCTCAGCGATGTCTTCTACTGTGAAAATATCCACGACACCATCATCGAAAATTTGGCGTTTATCCATATCCAGCATGATCAGCCCCCGTCTTCTGCTTCTTGGTCTTCCGCCAGCTGGGCCGCCGCCATGGCATCCAACTGCTGCTGTTTTAATTGCCCCATGAAATTTCTTTCAAAATCTTCCAGGGCCTCGGCCTGCGCATATCGCACATAGTCAAACAGCAACCCTTTGATGATGCTGTCTTTTTCATAGTCGTTAGCCTTGCCGGTCAGCCTGTCGAGGTAGGCAACTCCACGCTCAGCGACGTGCCTAATTTTCATATCCAGGCTGTCATCATCCCAGGTGATATCCAGATAGGCTTTTAATTCTTTAATTGTTGCCTCAGTTAGTGCCATGTCTCACACCTTATGTCTTTGTAACGGTGATTTGATATGTCTTCGACGCATCGCCATTGTTTACTGTAATTTTCACGATATTTTCGCCGTTCGCCCATGTTGCCGCGGCCCCATTGGCCACCGTTGCACCGCCAACTATGATGGCGACGGTTGCGCCGCCATCCTTCGGTGTTGCGGTGATAACGTTAGTGGCATTGGTGGTCGCTGCGGTATAGGTTGTCACCTCAGGGCTGAATCCTGGAGACAGCGATAAGCTGCCCAGGCTCAGCGCGGAAAGCGTGGCGTCAGGCGCTTTTACTCCCCCGTGATGGTTTTGACCGTCGGAGCCAGCGGCTTCAGGTTGGAAATATCCAATTTCTGGAAGGCGTTGTTATCATATGCGCGGCCTTCTCCGTACAATTTGATACGGTAAACGGTCTGATCTTCAAGGAATCGATACTGATCTGACTTGTCGATCTTGCCTTCTTTCCCGGTACCAATGCCTATTCCATAAAAATATTTGCTGGCCATACCGAGGACAGCTTCGCCCTTCGCCAGCGCCACTGTTTGAATGATTCGCGCCGGGATGGGCAGCACATTTTCGACCCATGTTCCATTCGGCGTCAGTAGCATCGTAGCCGGTCGTACTTTTTCCCAATAGTCGTCGGTGTTAACCACCAAAATTAAATCACCTTCTGGAATGTTTCGCGGATTGTCCTTGCGGGTTTTATTGATTTTCGTCACCACGGCGCCTAATGTTGCGGGCGTAAACTCTTTGATGACAATTGCATCTTTCGCAGGATAGGCTCCACCTACCACAGCTGCGCCGTCACTGATATTTCGATCCATGCCAATCGGTTTTTCTTTGCCGTCTCCTGATACAATCGCGGTTTCTGAGCCTACGGCAATCGAATTTGTCAAAATTGTCCTGACATATCTGTCTAACCATTGTGGCCCGATATCCAACATTGAATTTGGGATCGGAACAAACGCCGATAACTTTGCATGTTTCAAATTTAACTTCAGGAAATCAGACGACAATTCTTTTACAATCGCCGACGTTAGTTCGCCCCAGGCTGCCGCACCCATGCCGTCGTTGTTTAGATAAATTTCTGTCATGCCAGACGTATTAACGAAATTAATAGCATCTAACAGCGGATGATCAATTTTCAGATCGTCCAAAATTCTATCGATGATCGACGGCGGTGTCACGACGTCGACATTCGACAGTGCCGCCATCGGTTCCTGCGGGTTCATTCTCGCGTTTTCGACCAATTTGTTGTAAAACTCGGTTTCTTCGGACGTCAGCGCGTTGCCTTTTCTTGCAAGCATTACCTGATCGTCATACTGTGCGATGCGGCCATTAACTTCATCTAACACACGCTTTTCAATAGTCTGTGCATAGGCGTTAACTGCTTTCACAAAACCTTCCTGGTCGTCTTCCCGGATGGCTTGTGCCATCTGCATCATGTTTTCTTTCACTAAATCTTTTGACTTCATTCGTCTTCCTTTCTGCCATCAAGGCTTAAAAAAAACGCCTTTAGAAAATTAGGCGTTTTGGTATCTTGTTCTTCCCCATCGTCAGGGTCTTCTTCTTTTTTGTTGTCTTTCACAGCTTCGATGATTTTCTTTACCGCTGATTCAATTTTTTCTTCAAATGCTTTTACTGTCAGCGGATCGTCTTTTGCCATGTGATTATCTTTCTTCGCCATGAGTTTCGCGCAGATTTCAGCGCCCATGCTTGCTGCGATCGTTTCTTCCTCAACGTCGGCTTCAACTTTTTCTGTTGCAAAGCCCCAGCTGATGGCATCGTCCGGCGTGATCCATGTCTCATCGTCAAGCTTCGCTCTGAGTTCCGCTTCTTCCAAAGTTACATGACTTTGGTAGGCCGCCACAATGGCTTCGCAAATGACGTCTAAATCATCAGCTGCTTTTCTCAAATCGCCGGAATTTCCGCGCGCGTAGGACCACGGATTGTGGATCATCATCAGCGACGCCGGATTCATGACCCGTTTATCGCCGGCCATAAAGATGACGGATGCAATTGAGCATGCAAAGCCATCACAGTAGGTTGTGACCTCGGCGCTGTGATTTTTCAGTGAGTTATAAATCGCCAGACCTTCCGCTACTTCGCCGCCATAGCTATTGATGTGGACGTCGATGTGATTTGCGGTGATATCTTTCAGTTGTTTTGAGAGATCATAGGCGGACACATCTGATTCGCCCCATGGCCAACTGGTTATGTCGCCGAAAATTGTCAGTTCAGCGTGTTCTTCGTTGACTTGTGACAGCATAAAGTATTTTGTTTTTTTCATGTTATTCACCTCCTCCATCCGGATTGTTACCGGTTGCTTCTAACGCCGCCGCCATTTCTTCAATCGGCATGTAATTTTTGGTGATAAAATGCTTATCCGCATAGGATTCTTTTATAGCGTCTTCCCCCAGCTTTCTTCTAATTTCGTTAAGGCTGTACGTTCCTGAACTTAAAAGCTTGTCAATATTGTCCCCGGCGCTCAACACGTCGATGTGCTTGATCGTTGTCGTATCGATCTTGACATAGGATCCGCCGAAAAATCCCGACTGGCCATAGCGCTTCGCCGTTATCTCTTCCTGGATCATTTGACAGATCGGATCGATGCAAAAAGTCAAAAAGTTGTCGATGGCATCCGACGTGCCTTCAACTTTGCCATTGATTATTTCCGGCGGGATGCAAAATGCCTGCGCCGTCAGGTCTCGCACGTCATCGATCAATGCCCGGATATCCCGACTTTGTTCATTGCTATAGGTTTTCTGTGAGAGCTCATCATAAACGGTACCTGAATCCAACGGCATGACACTGGATTCTTTTTCGAAAAATTTAGTAAACATTTCGCCATAAGCTTTGATGACGGCATTTCGTTTTTCTTCGTCACCGCTGCTCAACCCTTCAATTTTTAAAATCCCGTGATTTCCACGGGACTTCAAAAATGAATCGATCGCGTACGACAGCAAATCCTGATAACTTGTCATAAACGCATCGGTCACTCGCTTCATGTTCCCAGCCGGCAGTTTAAAATATAAAACCTCTCTTTGTCTATATGGCCGCGTTAACTGTATGGTCTGCGCGTTGCCCCGGCCGTAAAATGTGATATTTTTAAAGACGGCCTCTTTTAGGGTGTAATCATCAATTGTAAAATCATCCGCCACCAGCAACTGGGAACCTTCCGGTGTTTGCGTTTCGATGATTAACGCCTCTCCGCGCGACATCAACGATGCAATCCACTTGTGGATAAATTCTGATGATCCTTGATTTAGGTTCGGCTGAATATTCCATGTGTAGTATTCGTCTTGTTTCACTTCTTCGTGGCGCATGTACGTTTTAAATTCACATTTCCCGATAGCGTTGGCGATTAGGGTGACACATTGACCAAATGCGATGTTTTGGATGCCGGCGCAGCGCCTCGCCATCGATGCAATCATTGCGATGTTATCGTCTGGCAAATCTGCGATTTCGTTTTTCTCAATATCGCGCCCTAAAATTTTAGATTGAAACCATTCTGTAAAAGTCATTCACTGCTTTGCCCCCTTTCTTTTTTTACAATTAAAAAGGACTGTAAATAATCAGATCATCCAGTCCTTTACTGCTTATCAACTCTTCTTCAAGCGTCATCGCCGCCACCAGCGCCATAAAAGGATCTGTTTTGCGGCTTTTTCCCTCGATTTTAGCGTAGTAATAATTTCCGGTATCTGTTCCCGCTTTTTTCCCGGCGCGTACCAATTTTGTGTTATTGGTTGCCCATCGCAAAGGCGGGTCATCGCCCCAGATGAATTGTTGATGGTTAAAGCAGCTGTCAATGATCGGCTGCACCTTCATGATGTCTGATGGCCGGATGAATTTTAGGGTGCTGTTTTTTTCGGCGGTATAGCCGATTTTTTCCAATTCGTCCCGGAGCAGCGCAAAACGGTATGAATCCAAGGCCAATCCGACGATGTGATAACGCTTTCCCAGCTCAAAAATATATTTTGTGATAAGGGCTGCCGGGATTTCCACATCGTCTACCGGCGTTAAAAGTTTTCGCTCCGCCCATTCCCGCCACGGTGCCCGGATCCGGTTCAGTTCCGGATTTTTCAGGCACAGCCAAGAGTGATTAATGTCAAAGCGCTGACTATCTTTTAAAAAATGAAAATTGACCGATGCCCAGTCCCGAAGTGACGCATAGTCGATGCCGACCACGCAGTTCCAGCCCGTCATATCCGGGAGTTCCTGATTCGTGGCCAGAATGTTGTCCCACTCTGTGACCGCCAGCTCCACATTGGCTTTTGGCAGGTTCATGCGCTTGGTTATAAACTCAAGATTTGTCTGCGTGTCGGTTTTTCGTTTGACGTTTTCCGCTTCCATTTCAAGCCTTAATGTTGGCCGGTACGGCAATGATGGATTGGCTTTGATCCAGCTTTCCGGATCGTCAGCTTCTTCTTCTTTGTCGATTTTGTAAAGCATCGGGCAAAGTCGGAGGCCCTTTACCTTTCCGCCCAGCACGTCTTTTGCTATCGTCAAATCCTTGTCCAGTACACCGTCCCTGATGTAGCCATTTGTCGTGATTTTGAAGGTCCGGCTGTGCGGCACTTTTCCAAAACCACTCTGAAATGTTCCGATGGCGGCGCCATTTTCATAGGCGTGTTCTTCGTCCACGATTAGGCATCCGGAACGTCTCCCATCCTTCGTATTGGCATTAGATGTATTGTATTTGATGTAGCTATTGGTGTTCCGATTGACGATTTCCTGGCGATTCCAGCGAAACCATTTTTTCGACTTCGCCTTTGTGGCTTCCAGCATATTATAAACATCGAAAAATGATATCTTGGCCTGATCCTCGCTGTTTGCAATGATGTCGACGTTATAGCCTTGGATGCCATGATATTTCGTTGTGAGATACCATGACACCGGGCTGATAAATCCATTCTTGCCATTTCCTCTTCCTACCAAAAGCAAATACTCTAAAAAGACCAGCGTGTTATCTTCCGGATATGTGGCGTGCATCAATGCGATTATGCATTTTTCCCAAGGAAAAAGCCGATAGCCAAAGTATTTTTCCATTAATTCGATAGCCTTTTTTGTCTTTTCTATTCCCAAATCTACGTTTTTCGCGCCAATTATTGGGTAGATGTAGTCGCAAAACGCTATCATTTCCTGGCTTGCTTTTACTTGTCTGCGGGCGATCGGCATAAGGTAATCATCGATA